GGGGCATTTCGTAACTATAACGCCCTAAGGCTATATCAGCTAGCCTCGTTAGTAACCTGAACCTCGTAGTTACGGGCAAGGCTGACGTTCTTAGCAACAGTGATACCCTCACCGTCACCAAGCATTACGATGTCGTAGCGCTCCTTCATCTTAAGGGAACGAATGTCACGAGTTGGATCATCGAACTGATCTGTGCTCATGTCATCCTTAACCAAAAGGGTGCCAACCTCATTGCGGTCAATGAGGAAGAGGTCTGACTTGGCTGGTGTAGCGCCACTCTTAGCGGTGAAGCTGACGAATGGTGAAACCAGGACATTTAGACCCATGGGAGCGGTAGCGTTGAGTGCACCCTCAGCGGACTGAGGACGATAACCCCAACTTGTACCAACACCAGAGGCTGCACCGCCCATGTGGAAGATGGCGTCCTTGAGGAACACCGACCACATTAGTGGGTGAAGAATGAAATCTGTTGGTACATGATTTTCGGCCATAAGAACAGCAGCCATATCTACGATGTCATCCCAGGTAACGGTGCTGTTGGCGGCGCCATCAACATCGAGACCAGTTGTGTTATCGTAAGCAACATCGTCATTATCGAAGACGATAGTAGCTGCATCCTTGAAACGGCTAAGAGCAATTTGCTCCTTAAGGCGAGCCATGGCACGGCCAGCAGCGCGGACATGTAGACCGACAATGTCCCAAAGTGAGTCAGCGATAACTTCCTCAGTGAAGGCGAGCTTAACGCCCTTCTTTGAAACTTTGCCCTCTACCTGCTTTGCGAAGGCGAGTGCTTGCTCTGGGTACTCTTGACCCTCAGGGATTTCGGCAGCTTGGATTGCGTTGACTGCTGGGAACTCCAAGGAGCGCCCCTTACCGAGGCGAACTGTTGAAAGTAGTGGAGTCACTAATAGTTGTGGCTCAGCTGCTTCCCTTAAAGTACGAGAAAGAACCTTGGGGAAAAGTGCAGCCGCATCAGCGGACGCAAAAGCTACCTTAATAGTAACACTATTCTCTTCATCAATGTTCCCGTCCTCAGTCAGTGCAGCCTCCCAAGCTGGGAGACCCGAGAGGAGCTCTTGGATTGTCTTACTCATCTTAGGATTATTCCTCCTGTGCTATAGTTTATCAGAGTGTGAGATTGACGCGGAATGCACCAATCACATTATGTACGTCCAGGTTTGAACGAATACCGAGCTTGCCGCTATAAGTACCAGAGCGGGTAAGCTCATATACAGTCTTCAGTGCACCTGGATCAGATGGAAGCTGCATGTAGCTGAGAAGGCCATCATCGAAGTTTGTAGCAAACTTCTCAACCTCAATGACCTTGCCAACCTGCAGGTGTGAGTAAACAGCGCTGCTGTTGTACTGCTCTGCAGCGGTAAGCTTAACGGGACGACCCATATGGTCGGCACGTACAGCGTCCCCAATGGCAACGTCGGCGTTAAGGCCGTCAACCATTGGATACTCTACGTAACCATGTGTAATGAACCCGGCGCCCTGTGAGGTGCCCTTGTCAAATGGTCTGTAGAGATCGTACTGAGCGCAACCGATTGGAACTGAACGTGCAGGAACAGTCACAGTATCGGTAGAACCACTTGTGCTAGTTGGTGTAGCACCATCAAGTGGATCCCAGCCGCTCATGGTGTCGCCCCAGGTGACAGATGAAGCTGTACCGTTTGCGGGAACAACTCTTGCATCGCCATTGCTGTCGGCAACCACCGAAAGGATAGTACCCTTGGTGACGACAATCTCGAAACGATCATCTTCACTGTCGTAGTACCATGTGGGAAGACCCTGGTCAGGGAGCAGGTATGCGCTGGGGGCAACACCCTCAGAAACAACAAAGCGACCTGAACCTGTCTTGCTATGTACTTTACGGAACTTTGCTAAACTCATTTTATTATCTCCTTAATTATCAGAGTTTACGTCTACCCATAAGGGTGTCTACTAAAACCTGCTCAAAAGAATTAGTTGGAACTTCTTCATGCTCAGGCTCGTTATCTCCATCAATGGTGACAACATTCTCTTCAGCAACAACCTCAGCCTCAGACATAATCTCTGGCATAACCAAAGACTTCATCTTAGCAGCAGGGGTCTTTGCCAAATCTCTAAGAGAGTCGGCAAGCGATGAAGCGGTTCTTGAGGCGTGCTCGCCAACAAGACTCTCTCTATCGTCAACTGACTCAATCCCTAAGGCAATCTTAGTATCAACAACTCTTTCAACCAAAGTCATGTGCAGTGCACCCTTTAGTTTTGAATTCTCATCTTTAAGAGATGAAACTTCACCTTCAAGAAGAGCAATTTTTGCGCTTAGCTCATCAATACTTTGCTCATCACTACTTTGCTCCGTGGTGAGATCGCTGTCTTGATCAGCTTCTTCTTGAACTTCATCGGCAACTTCGTCCGATGACTCCTCTGGCTTTTCAGCATTTTCGGAATCTACAGCTTCTTCTTGTACTTCCGCCTCTTCTGAATCGTCAGCAGAGTTCTCTTCGGCAACTTCTTCCTCAGAATCCTCAGACTCTTCGGTTGTCGCCTCTTCTTCTGCCTCAACACTTTCCTCTTCAGGTACTTCTTCCGCAGCCTCTTCGACCTGATCGTCTTCAGAAGCTGACTCAGAAACCTGATCCTGTGTTTCATCGGCAGATTCATCTACCTCTTCCTGCTCTTCAACGGAGCTGGAAGCAGCGATGTTAGAAAGATCCTCACTTAAGCCAGTGGCAACAGCTAGGATGTCTTCATCTTTGGTAACATCATCCATCGTTGAAATCTCCTCAGATTTTTC